TCTTCTTGACGTAATCGTGGACGCCCAGCTTGCAGCGGCCTTTGGCGCCAACGACCTCGTTCCAGCGGGGGCGGAAGGTGTCGCCCTTCCTGCACTGGCCGATGCTCTCGAAGAATGCGCCCAGCAGGCCCTGGGTCTTGGTGTGGAGGAAGAGACGGTGGGTGACGGTGGTGTCGCCCAGAGCGCCACCGAAAATTTTCAGCGTCAGCTTTGCCATCGAGCAGGGAGGCAGCTTGGCGCTGCCCTCGAAGCGGGCGCGCTCCATCCCGGTCACTTCGAAGTAGTATTCGCCCTCGGGCAGGAGCACGAAGTCCTGCGAGACGTTGGTAAATTCGTCGTCCCAGCCAAGAGCGCGGTCGGTAGTGGTATTCATGTCAGCCATAAGTATTCTCCTTTATAATAATGTGTGAACCTCTCAGTCTGCCTGCGGCAGCCAGCTCCCCTGTCAGGGAAGCCTAAGAGGAAGAAATCAGAAAGGCAGGTCCCGGTTGTCCAGCACCATCTGAAGCACCTGCGGCCATGCGGCCACGAGACAGCCCTCCACAAAGTCGGCGGGGTAGTCCCTGATGGGCATATCTTCCGGGAAATAGCCCCGCTTGCCCACAACGAACTGCAATTCTTCGGGGGTGACGTTGTTGGCACTCATCAGCGCGGCCAGCTTTTCGGGGACGCCCAGCGCCATGAGGTCGGGCGTCAGCAGGGCTTCGGGAACAGTCTCCCGGGGCGATTCCGGCTGAGGCTTGGGCTGCGGTGCTGTTGCGCTGGGAGGGGGAAGAATGTCCTTTTCGGCGGGTGCTGCGGGCTTCGGGGCGGCAGGCGGCGCAGAGACCGGACCGGTGATGCAGTGGGCGATGCTGGCGTAGTCGAAGGGGACTTCATCCGGCAGGCCGAAGCGGTTCTTGGCGTCCCAGCAGGCGTGGTGGGTGGTGTAGAGCACCCGTTTGCCGCCGGTGGCTTTGTTCTTGGCGTTGGGGCCGCTGCCGCTCTTTTCTACGATGGTCTGGTAGTTGGCGAAGAGGAGCATATCGCACCACTCCCGCAGGAGGGGTTCAGTCTGCTTGGTGGTTTTCATGGTCCAGCGGTCATAACTGCCCGCAGCGTCCGGCTGCTCGAACTTGGTGATGGCGGCGTGGGCGAGGATCAGCACATGGTGGCCGCTGTTCAGCACCTCCTCGAGGGCATCGAGAAGCCGGCCGAACTCCTCCTTTACGTAGGTGTAACCCTTGCCGTAGCCGAAGCCCTCGAGGCCGTCCACCTTGGCTTTGGCGCAGATGGCGTTGATGGCCAGACGCTCGGCCCAGTCGGCGGTGTCGATGACCAGCGTACCGCAGGAAACTTCGCCCCGGGTGACGGCCCGCACCTCGTCCAGCAGCATGGCCCAGCTGGTGGGCTGGGGCAGGCGGGCAACATTGAGCCGCTTGGTGCCGCCCTCGGTGTCGATGAAAACGGGGTCCGGGAAGTGAGAGGCAAATGTGCTCTTGCCGATGCCCTCGGGGCCGTACAGCACGACCTTGACCGGGGTGTTCAGAATGCCGGTGGTGATGGAATAGTTGCTCATCAGAAAGCTCCTTTCGTCCATGTTCTGGTCTGCGTGGGTGCGGCGGACAGGACAGGCAGGTCAGCACCCTTGACCATGCCGTCCTCAATGATGATCTGGCACTCGCTGCCGGTGGAGACGCGGGTGGCGATGGCCTGCAGCCCCTCCGCTTCGAGCCAGCGCCCGAACTCTTCCAGCGTGGTCATGTCCATCTGCTCGAGCTTGTCCAGAAGGACAAAGCCGCAGTCCGGGTTGAGCCGCCGGACGATGGCCGCGGCCACCCGGAGCTGGTCGCTGCCGGACATATCCCGCCAGCGCTTGCCTTTATAAGTAAGAGCGCCGTCCTCCACACTCAGCTCCGGCAGGGGCAGGTCAGCACCGTTCAGCAGGGCCAGGCGCTCTTTGCGCTTCTGCTCGATGGCATCCGTAAGCTTGTCGTAGTCGCTGGCGTACTTGGCGGCTTCGTCTTCGGCGCGGGCTTTTTCGAGGTTGGCCCGGACTTTCCGGTTCGTCTCCTCAATGCTCTGGATAGAGGCTTCCAGTTCGGCAGTGGATTCGTCCTGAAGGTCTTCGGTAGATTTCCGGGCGGCGTAGAGGACAGTGGTCAGCGCGGCCTGCTCTTCCGTCAGATGTGCAAGCTCTGCTTCCAGCTGCTCCCGGCGCTGTGCAAGGGTGCGGCTCTTGGTTTCCAGCTGAGAAAGCTGGCTGCGCTTGCGCTGATTCTCCCCGTTCCGGGCCAGAATATCCTGCTGCTGGCGGATAAGGTCAGAGGCGCTGAGGGGCTGTTCGGGAGCGTCGGGGTAGGAGATGAGCTCATCGGCAAAGTGCTTTTTCTGCTGAGCCAGCTGGCCGGTGAAGGTGCGTTTGTCGTAGATTCTTTTGATCTCCATATCCCGGAGATGCAATTCATTCCCGATGCCGATGATGCGCAGCAGGATGTCAGCCTTTTCCTTGTCGCTGGCCTCCATGAAGCGGGGTAGATCGAGGGCCAGCGGCTCGACAAAAGCGTTCAGCAGCTGCTGGCCGCTGCGGCGGCCGGTGGGGTCGGTGACGGTGAGGCTGCTGTTCTTGCCCTTGCGCTCCACGACGACCCCGTTGGAGAGAGTGACGCGGAGGTGGGCGGGAGCGACGGCACCATCCCGCTGGGCCGCGTTCGGGCGAAATTTTTCGCCGCCAAGCGCCCATGCCAGCGCGTCGAGAACGCTGGTCTTGCCCTGGTTGTTGTTGCCGCCCACGAGGGTGAGACCGGTGGGGGCCGGAGTGAGTGCGACGGCCTTGATGCGCTTGACGTTTTCGGCCTCGAGGGCCGTGATCTTTACAGACATCTGGATACCTCCCCTTGAATTTGTCCTAATGTGCGTACGAACTGATTGATCGCGTTTTCCCGCTGTTCACCCGGCAGCTTGCCGAACAGCGGCTTTATGGACTGCGCGAGATTTGTGATGGAGCGCCCGGCCAGAAGGATGCTGTCGTAGGCGTCGCGAGCGTCCTGCTCCTGTGTGGCTTTGTAGTCGGCGGTCATGCCGTCGGCCATTTCCTTGGCCTGCCGGACGACTTCGTCCTTGTCCACCACAGCTACGATGGGCTGCTTCCGGGCGGCTTCGGCCTCGGATCTCCACTTTTCGGCATGACGCTTGGCCGCTTCGGCTACCTGACGGGAGCCGGCAAGCTGGTTTTCCGCGTCCTTGGCGCGGGCTTCGGCCTTGCTCTGCATCTTCCATGCTTCCTCTTCCCGGGCTTCGGCGGCGTCTAACCGGCTTTTGAGCTGATCGTTCTGTTCGGTCAGACCTTTAATGTCGGCGTGGGCGGCTTCCAGCTGAGCATTTGCGGTATTCATTGCGTCCCGCGACTCCTGCTCCTGAATGCAGGCGCTCTTCAATCTGGCCTGCGTTTCGTTCAGCTTGTACTCTTTGGCCTTGAGCTGGGCTAAAAGTTCCTGCACCCGCTGGCTGTCTCCGGCGGCTTCGACCAGCTGCCCAGCGCAGCCGCTGCGGGCGATGAGGTTCAAATCTTTGCGGGTCAGCTCTGGCAGCTGTTTTAATTCCGCAACTGTTGCGGAATTAAAAGCGTCACCGTTTTTGACCATCGTGCGGGCGCTGCCTTCGCTGAGTCCCTTGCTCTCATACCACTTTGTCCATGTACCGCCGCCATACCGGCCCGCCTTGGCAGTCAGAGCGTGGATCCGGGCGAGGTAGATGCAGGAGATCAGGTATTCGTCCTGCGCCGCACCATAGTGCAGATCAAACTGCTGGTCGGCTTCGGTGGCCTGCTGGGATAAATCGCCCAGAGCCGAGAAGTCAAAGCTGGGGACAGCTGCGGATGCATAAGAAGTCTCCGCAGGAACAACAGGGGCCGATGCGCTGCTCTGCGGGGACAGCGCGGGGGTCAAGCCGTTTGCAGCCGCCTCGCTCGCCGAGGTGGTCGGTGTTGCCGCCGCCGAACTGCTGGCAGCAGGGCTTGTCATGGTCGCAGCAGCATCCGCAGTCGGGGCAGTTGTACATTCGGATCCCTCCTCTACCGGGTCGATGGGCGCGTTCTTGCAGGGCTTGGCATCCATGAGGGCGGTGAGCATCTGATTCGGGAGTTCGTAGTCGTCCATCGGGGTGAACTCGTCGCTGGTCAGAAACACTTCCGGGGCCAGTCGCTTTTCAACTGCCCTGGCCTTGTCGAACTTCTGGGCCATCAGATGGCTTTCCTTCCAAGCCTGTGCAGATTCGTCCCAGCGCCAAAAGCGCCCCCGGGTATAGGCATAGTAAACGTCGTTACTGTTCTGGCTGATGATCATACCTCTACCTCCGCGCCTTT